GGATCAAGATCATCGAACCGGATAGCAATCTCGAACCGTTTGGCTATGCCATCGAACAGCTGCTTGCCAAGAGTTACGTCTTCTTCGGCTCTAGCACGGACTTGGCGAGGTTTGCCAGCTTGTTGAGCCCCGACAGCTGCCGCTGCAGGGCCTGCTCCCGTTCCTTCGGTTCCAGTTGTTCCAGTCCCAGCCGCTCGACCCACATCTGCTTGCGTGCCTTCGCCAGTTCTTCCTGCAGATCGAAGGCCACTTACTTCTCCCCCTTGATCCGTTCTTTGACCTGATACCGTACCGACATTTGCAGTAGGTTCTCCTGTGGGGGTGACAGTGGCACCATCCCGTGTTCGACCATCTCCTGTTGGGACATTTTGGAGGCCAGCCGGTCCGCCAGGGATACCTCCTGTGAGGAGGGATTGAACCGATCCAAGATCAGTCCGTCCTGCTGTACCAACTGTTGCATCTGTGCCTGCTTGCTCTGATACTGCTCCCACCCGGGTAGCGGCTTGCTGTTGCGGTTCATTTGGGGTTCCTTCCAAAAGTTGTGTGTACAACGGGGACGATTGGCCAGTCAACGCCGTATAGATGGCATCAAGCTGCTCAACCATGGGGTTAGTTGCGGGTTTACCCTGACGTGCTAATGCTGCAATCTGGTCATCGATCCGAGCCAAAGCTTCTTGCGTCGAGCCAACATCCACAAGACCATACTTCTGAGTAGCCTTGTTCAGCGCAGTAACAACTGGCTTGGCGTTGGCGATATTGCCACTGAGCTTAATTACGTTGGCTGCTAGGAAGGCGCCATTGAGCGTACGCTGGACAGGACTTAACTGCCGGTCTGCTTGAGCCAACCCTTCGACGACAGCCTTAACCGTCGGCTGCCCATAAATGCGAGCACCGCCCAGATCCCAGGCATTGCTCATGTTTGCAGCTGGAGCCAGACCGTATGTTCGAGCTGCGGTCAGATATTCTTCTTGTGAAACGGGCTGCGACTGAGCCGACTGTACCCGCGCAGTAGGTTGCGCAGATGGTTGTGCTGTACCGGCAGGTGCCGATGGCGGCGTCGTTGCAGGACGACCTGGTACCGCAGTATCAACCCGACCGCCCATTTGACCAAACTGTTGATACGCTTGCTGTTGCTCCGGGGTAACAAAGGCCTCTCCTCTGGAAGTAACTGAAATAACATCAGGCAGCATAGGCCCAGTGTTGATCGCTTGACGAATTGCATCACCGCTAGGAGTACGGGAGCCCTGCAGATTATCGTTAGCCCCACTGAGCATGCTTCCAGGCTGCTTGTCGATCGGAGTGATCGTGCCAATGGCTGCGCCAGTCATACCGCCAAGTGCTGCACCTAGTGCTGCAGAACCAAGAACCCCACGCATGGGGTCGATACCATCGATGTACTGGCCTGCGGCTACGTTGGCAGATAGCTTGGTTGTACCTTCTTCAGCAAACTCTTGGGCTGCTTCACTACCGGCCATGCGCAGAATACTTCCCTGACGACTACGAGCGGCGACGGCCTTCTCAGCACCGAACCTACCAGCGATAGCACCCACAATGGCAGGGGCTGGCATAGCCAGACGAGCTGCTTCCGTAGCTTGACGATCAGCCTCTACAGGGTCAACACCTTGCTCGATCAGTCCTTCATAGACTTGACCGTAGGCATCACCACCAGCCTCACCAGCGCCAAGAGCGGCACCAATGCCCATACCAGCACCAGTACCCACACGCTCAATAGCTTTGCGCTCAGCAGCAACGGCTGCCTGACGAGTAATCGGGCCAACATCGCTAGCACGGGCAACGGCACGCTCACCAACACCCAGACCACGAGCGGCGATCTGCGAGCCACGAATTGCTCCCATGGGGATAGCAAACGAACCGACAGCCTGAGACAGAGCCAGTGCAGGGTTCTCTACGATGTAACTGCCAACACCTTTGAGGGCTTGCATGCCCCCAGCTTCGATATCTTCACCGAGGCGTTGTTTGGCTTGACGGGCTACGTCACTCTGGCTTTCTTCACCCTGCTTGATTAGATCTTCGATCTGGTTAGCTAGCTCAGTACCAGGAACAGCAAAATCGATAAGGGCCTTACCACCACCCAGGATCGCATTGGCCGCCTCAATTACATAGTCGTTGGCTGCGCCTAAGAAACCACGAGATGGAGGTTTAGCAGGTGTAAAACGTCCGGTTTCTAATTGGTCCCAGACACTTGTAGGCGTAGCAGTGCCTTGCCTTGCAGAAGTAGCCTGTTGTTCAAGTTGATCCCAGACCGACATAAGCTATCACCCTTTTAGCGCTGTTGTGCTTGGTATTGCCCGTATCTACGTTCCCACGCCGCATAATTTGGATTTGGTATGCCGGTATCGACAATACCACCTCTAGTTTGCTGTTGTATAGTCCGAGGAGGCGCTGGTGGAATATTAAGAGCTGCGCTAGGAGGTGCTCCTCTACCACCCGTAGCAGGGATTGCAGATCTACCCCCTTTAGCGGGTGTAGTAGTTTTTTGTGGGCCGGGCCATGGTGTATTTGGATATTTATTTTCAAAAGCAGTAATTTCTGCTGATGTATATGGCTTACCAGTAATCGGATTAGTGCCCGAACGAGCTGCAGCTACAATTTCAGGAGGAGCTACACCCGCCCCTCTAAGTATTTTGTCTGTTGTCGGGTTCAATATACCAACCGTGCCAAGAACTTCTTCCCCATCTTTAGTGATTTTTCCAGTTTTGACGTAGACCTCCGGGAACAAGGCCTCCATTTGAGCCGCCATAGATCGAATAGCATCTGCGTTCTTAACAGGATCTTTAAGAAGATTTTGAAGCTCGGCATTCATATCGTCCATCCGCTTAAGCTTGCCTGTTTCGTATCCTGCTTTTGCCGCTCTTGCGTTTGACTCCCTAATATTTGCTCTGATTTCATCAACCCTAAACGGTTGCAAAGCTGCTTCTCGCGCCTCTCGACTTTCATCTCGCGCATCTCGTTTTTCACTCAGGGCAAGATTACGACGTGCGATATCCATCGTCTGCGAAGTTTGCAGCAGAGTTCCAAAATCTTGTATCGAAGTAGCAAACTGCGCTGCTCCTTGCCTGAACATATTGTTGGTGTACTGAGCGATGCCATCTTCTGCAGCGGTCTGGAGATTGTCGTACTGCCCCATCTTCCTGCCACCCATGTAGGCTTCATAAACTTGTTTGCCACCACCAACACTGACAGGGCGAATATCAATACCTAGTTTTTTAGCGCTAGCCATAAACCCTGCGGGGTCTGTATTAGCCTGTTCTGCCATCCCTTGAAGTTTGCCAAGTTCAGCGGTAAACGAAGTCTGCCATTGTTGGAACTCTTTTTTCTTCTTGCTCGTGTTGAGTACATCCTCAAGCTGCAAACCTTTTAGCGTGATATCAAACGCTTTCTCAGGATCAACAGCCATACCCCGCTCAAGAATACGTAGCATCGCATCTTGTCTACTAACTGGAGTAGTAGAAGCAGGGGCTGTAGTGGCTTGAGGACGTGTTATTCCTTCTTGAATACCGGCAGTCTGTCGTAGCGAAGGAGTTTCTTCTGTAGCAGGAATAGCCGACATTTGTGGCGGTGCGCTAACAGCTCCTTGGATTGCCCCTGTAGATGTTTGCGGTAGCTGTCCTACACGACCAAGTTCTTCTGCAGTGATATCTCGAAACTGTTGTGCTCTTGCTCGGCGCTCACGAAAATCTTCAGCTTCTAACTGCGCACGCTCTAAGGCGGTCAGCCCTTGGATAGTTCCTAGGAACCCTCTGGTAAAACCTTCAGCCGCGTATGCCATCTTAGATCACCATGCTGTAGTTAACGGCCTTAAAGCCATCTGCGGTTGTGATAACTGCTTCAGGATTGAACAACTCAACTTCCTGCGCCAAGACCCCTCGGTATCTGCCATATCCAGACTCTGCCTTGAACGCTGGCTTGTACTCAAACTCATAAACGGTCAGCCCGTTAGGTAGAGTTCCGACAGGAACGATGTTTTCTTTGGCACGAATATCAGAACGAGCGTAGTAAGCACCCGCACCAGCCAAGGCTCCGAGCGTACTTCCTTTTGCTGCTGCTCTTTGTGCAGCTGCGCTTTCCTGTGCGTTGTAGAGATTGATGTCTGCGTTGTACTTAGAAACACCCATTTGACCAACACTCTGCCACCCCTGCATCGGAAGTCCGTACCCCTGCTGCATACTAGATCCTTGTGCTTGTACCGTACTAATAGGCACAGCAGCGGCATTCATAGCAGCACCACCAGCAGACAACGCCAGACCCGTCGAAGTGGCCTGGTTACTAAACTGACCTTGAGCCACAGCAGCGGCGTCCATCTTTTTCGCCCAACCTAAAGACTCAGCAGCCGTCCGTGCGCGATTAGCAGCGGCAGCCTCCATAGCGGCAGTATCAATTCCAGTAGCCCGACGCATACCCTGGTAGCGGCCAGAAGTAGGATCAATACCATAGCTTCGCTGCATGAGTTCCATGTCACGCTCTTCACGAGCCGTAGCCGAACGAATATCACCCAGGGCCAAAGCAGACTGACGCTCGATGTCCTCTGCAGAACCAGCCTTCTCAGCCTCAGCAAACAACTGTTCTTGTAGGGGAAACCCGTACTTCTGGTAGCGCTCCATGCCTTCTTTGGCAGCGGCGATCTGAATGTTCTGCAGTTCACGGTCAAGAGCAAACTGTTCATCAGCACGCGCAGTAAGACGCTCAGACTCTAATTTGAGCTGAGGCCAGACTTCTGTCTTCCACTGGTTGAGGTACTCTTTGGAGATATCGGCAAGCTCGCGCTGGGCGATGCCAATATTGGGATCAGGAGCTGGGGCAGAACCACCACCACCGCCTTTACCGCCCTCAAGCGTCATACCACCGAAAGGTCGGTGTTGAAATGCCCGTTCGGGCAACATGGAGAAGTGGTCGTATCTCATTTCTTAATCCCTAAGAACCTGCATTCCTCACGAAGCATCCCGTACACAATCATGTCAGTCCCATCATCGTTGGCTCTTCGCATGACGCCTTCTCGCTTAAACCCCAAGTGTTCGTCAAACCGCTGAGCTTCATAGTTGTCTGCCCTGACAAGTCCTGTGATTCTGTTACATTTAAGTTGTAAGAATGGATATGCGAAACAGCGCCACAAATACTCTTTAGTCATCCACCGCTTACCTGGTACTGCTGCTACGTGCATCGAGATCGACGGGCCGGTGTAGAGATTAAAAACTACCCCTGCTATCAGCTCGCCATCTTCTTCAAGCCCGATCCCGCTGGCACTACCGAAATCAAACTCGTTTACCTGTCTACCAACCCAATCAATTACGCGTTCGTTCTGCCCGTAAATGACTGTTTTCATTAACCCTATATACCAGAAAACCGATACGCTGGCAATTACTGTCCGTCAAAATTGATCCTGGCTGCTATCTCATTGATTTTGGCTATGATCTGAGCAGTCGTTGCATCTGAGGCCAACGGCCGGATAGTGCCAATACCAGGACGAGCACCAGTAATCAGCTCAATGTTTTCCTTCATGGCAGTCAGAGTCTGCTGTGTTGCCCGGTCAAGGATCGGTATGGCTGGGATACCGGGCTTTCTCATTCCGGCACCTCTTTGAGCTCAGTAACCGTGCTAGCCATGGCCAGAGACTGCACCCGAATGTTTCCAGTAATTAAGAGCTCCCACTCGTCATGGCGCTTCTCAGCCGGCAACCGTACTACGCTTGTAGAAGTTACACCGACCTCATGCACCAGAACGCCATCACCGTAGAGGAAGATGTTGACCGAACGAGTCTCGCCCAGTGCCGGGATATCGTTAAGAATAGAGCCGTTAAGCGTGAAAGTGTTCACTAACGAAGAGTTCAGTACACCCTGCAGATTGTTGCCCTGAGTCGTCCAAAGAGCTTGGTTCTGCGCTATAAGTGCTTGAACGATCTGGTTGTAGTTTGCCGTGTCTTGGATTTCACCGAAGTCCGCCCGTACTTTGATAGCGCCGAAATGCGACGGCATGCCGAAGATAAACTTCTTGGACTTCCACTCGAACAACGTAGTATTAACCGGGTCAGCGTCGATCTGGTAGATCTTGTTATCCAGCTGAGACACGCAGAAGAACTCAGTCGTGCTGCGGTCAATGAAGATGGCCGTGGCGTCAAAGTCAAACTCAATAAGCGGCGGAATATCACCACGAGTTATGACGATGGCGTAAGTACCGGTGTTCGTCGTGTAGAAGCCGAAGTACTGGTTGTTATATATCGCCCCGAGCATCGTGCCAGGGTTCAGTAGCGTCCAGTCATCCCGTGTATAGAGCGGAGTGCTAATAACATCCGTACCCGCAGGGCCTACCGATACAAGTCCGTTCTGGCTTGCGTACATGATGCCGTATTGATCTGAAGCAATCGACCGCTTGGAGACGCACGGCTGGAAGATGGGCAGTTTGGCCTGAGATACCGACAGCGGAGAAGAACCAGTCAACAGATATGGCTGCGTCTGGGTCATTACCACCAGAGTAGTATCGTAAACCCCTAGACCAACCACGTTCGAGTCGATAACCAGGGTGTAAAGATCCGGCCAAGCATGGGGGTAGTATGGCTCACTGAACCACACCTCGTTGTCCCGAAACGCAGCCAGCATACCGTTAGGCATAGCCACAAGCCCTTTAAGATCATCGGGCGGGGGGTTCCAGTTCTGAGTCTGCAAAAGACTGCCAAGATCCAACACCGGCTTAGTGTCAGAGTAGGAAGTCTGGGTCAGAGGAATCTCATCGACAAGCTGATACGAGACAGTCGTCGCTCCGACAACCGTGCGGTAGATCCGCCGATGAGTTATGTTGTATGTGCCACTGGGTAGTTTTGCAGCGACAACGACGTTGCCAGAAGTAGTGGCCGAAGGCGCCTGCACCGTGTAAGTATTGGCCCCAGTGTTTGTGATTGTGTACCAGCCATCGGGAGCAGTACCAGATGTGAAGTCCAAATACACCACCTGCCCGGTATCCATACCGTGGACAGACTCAGTAATCGTGATCGTCGTGCCAGTCTGAGAGTACGTGCCACTTGTGGTAAACCCTGATACCGTGACTGTCGCTCCCGTGGCGTTGGTAGTGATAGTGGCTGCTGGACTGGGGGCAGACTCCTCAGAAATCGAGCCGAACTGAGAAACAAAAGTGTAGAGATATGCCCGGTCTTCGGGAGTAGTACCGCCTGCGGTAGTAAGCGTGGGGGCAGTTGTGGGGGAAGGAACCCCCATGCTTAGGTATTTGTTTGGGAACGGCAGCGTGCCTGTTCCGTTAGTGGTTGCCAGGTTCCAGTTAGTCTTCTTTGGCTGGCCTGACCCCATGTAATACACACGAGAATCTGCATCGTCGAGAACCGGGCCTTTGACTACATCTACATCTGTATTCCACTCAAGCCAGCGAAACAAATTGCCGGTGGGGTCATACAGCTTGTAGATCGACCGGACATCAGGGGTAGCCGGCGTGTATTCCTCGGTAGCTTGCTGCCAGGGGCGCAATTCCAAAGAGTTGAGTTTTACGTTCCTTGCGATCTGGGCTTGCGTAGGCGCAAGTTGGGTGGGGCTAGTCCGTGGAGACAACCCAGAGAATCGTTCTAAGAATATGACTGCCACGGATTAGCCCTTTCCCACTTAGTCCAGCTTGAAGTTATCGTCCAGCACCACTTCTTCATCGGGGACCGGAGTGATCTCCACTTCTTTCTTCTTGCGGGTTGCTTTGGGCTTATCCAGAGCGGCAAGGTACTCCCTGCCTTCTTCGGTAATCGTGAACGCCCCGTTCTCCATAAAGCCGATCATCTTGCGGTTTTCCAGAATGCCAATAATTAGCTGCCCTCCGACAACATCGGCTCCAGTTTTCTCTATGACTTCTTCAAACGACCATGCCATGCTTGACTCCTTAAGATAGGTACAACGCTCTTTCGTCTTTACGACGCTTAACAAGGCCAGGTAGCTCTCTACCGCCAGCCTTAGTCCACATCATAAACGCTTCTGCAGCACCTTGGTAGTCTCCGCGATTATGGCGCATGCGAATAGAACTACGTTGAAGATTGCCAAGGCCGACATTAAAGGCGAAGGAAACCAGAGCAGATTTTTGGCCATCAGTAGAAACAGGGCAAAGTCGATCCACACCGCGTACAAAAGTAGCAAGGTCTTGTTGAAGTAGGTCATTAACTTCCTTCATCGTCCAGACTCGATTGTCCTCGGGGCGCAGCGGGTACTCCTTGCGAATCAACCCCGAGACTCCTTCTTTCCTGACCATCGGTAAGCGGATCTGATCCTGGTACAGAACGTGCCCCACACCAACAGTCCATATATGGGCAGGGCAGAGATAAGAGCGTTGCCGCACACCCTCGTGGTGTTTCATCATCTCTACCGCCGCTGGCAACAGGACGCTCATCTCGACTTAGCAAAAGCCTGTGTCCCGAACCAAAACGCCACGATAGACGAAACGATCTGCATCTCTTCGTCAGTAAACACTAACTCTAGAGCCTCTTTGAAGTCGACGCCAGTCTTCATAGCCCACCACATAGCCAGGAAGTTAATGAGCACTAACTCAAGCACAAAAATGTAGGTCACGATCGGACGGACAGAAGATCGTAGGTTTATCACCCAAGTGCTAGCGCCCTCTCCAATCTTGGCATCGTGCGCAAGAGCAGCTTGAATTGTGTCTGACTGAGCTTGTAAGGCTACCTGGTCCGTACGGATCTCTTCGACCCGCTGTTGAGCCAAAAAGCCTTCGCGCATTGTTTGCATCTGGAGCTCGCCTTGCATACGAGCAAGTTCTAGTTCGTGCTTCTTGTCTTGCTTGTCCTGGAAGAAGTCAAGAATCTTAGGCAAACCGCCGGCTAGGAAAGAAACCAGTGTAGTAAATAGTGTGATCATGCGTACTCCATAGCAACGTCAATCATTATCCAAATACCCAGCGCTCCGACGAGCAAGACACCAAGGATCAAGATCCCAGTGAAGATGTCCTCTATAAACTCTTGCCTGCGTACCTTCTGATCCTGGAGCATCTTGATCCGACGCTCTCTAATCTTGCGACGCATCTCGTAAAACTCTCTGAGTCCATCCATACCAAGATGTTGCAAGGCGCCATAAAGAAATTCATGCCGGATAGTGTCTTCCATTTCTCTGATCTTTTGCTTTGCAACAAGCTCATTAAAGGCCTCTTTAGTTTCCGACTGCGCAAATGAAATATTCTTAAATATCGAAGGCTTAGCGTCTTGTTTGCCAAAGTACTCTTCAAGTTGACCAACAACACCTGCCCACTCAGACAGCTGCCCAAGGATATCCTGCGCTTCGCGCCCTACTTCTACTGCTTTTTTGACGCCATTGAATAAGGCGGTTGCGGTAGCCAGCAGGGTCACTGGATCCATGATTACCCCTTCGGGATCTGACCGTGCGACCCAAGCCAGATAAGCAGAAACACTGCAGCCGCCCCGATGACCATGAAGATCTTCTTAACTGTGGCCTTACCAACTTCCAGATAGAACTTCTGGACAGCTTTCTCGGCAGCGCGTTCGGCGATTTGCTCTATCTCTTGATCAGATAGACCTCCGAATGGCGGACGTGCAGACATACTAGACCTCCCTATGGATTACAGATTAAAGGTTTTGCAATGGTCCGGGCGTCAACTCCAACAGGAATCATCTCCGGCGCGATTATGTCGTCTACACCATCTCCATTACGCAGTGCGTGGATACAGTAAGCAACAGTGTTGTCCTCAAGAGCTACGAGCTCATGCCTATGCTCGGCCCGGATGTAGATCATGTGCGGAGCCTTAAACTCCGTTGTCTTGCCGTTGACCGTAACTCGTAGTGAACCGGAAGCCAGAAGCGTCAAATGATCGAACGGATGCGTGTGCCCAAGCTCCGTATCTCCGGCCTTTTGAAAGTGCATCTGGCGAGAGAACAGGTTGGCTACGCAGCCGAGTTTGACTGAAGGTGTATTGCTCATAACAAGAATCCATAAGACAAGACAATACGGGGTTTGCTTCCTACAACTGGGGTGCACCAATGCTTAGTCTGGCTAGCGACACATTTCCATACCGAACCTTCTTCTACGAATAGTTCGATGTCATCTTGCACTGGCACTCCACCCGATTGAGGCTTTGACACTAGCACGTTGAATCGCACATGCTGTTTGCCATTATGCTCAGAGTCTGTATGTGGATGAACCGCACCACCTTCAGTGATGTATCCACAGAAATCTTTGAACATCGGTTCTTGCTCCGCACCAGCTAGCCCATTGGTCTCAACAATTTGTCGTTTAATTTCCCACACTTCATCTGGTGCGCCAAGATTGATACGACTTAAGTCGCCATACTGACGACCAAAACCATTAGGGCGAAAAGCCTTGTATTTGGCTTCTGCCCAAGCTCGCACCGGTTCTAGAAGTGTCATCGAGATCTGCATTAGGTTTGCGTAACAGGGATTTCTTGAGGAGGTGGTGGGGGTTCTGGAAACTTAACGAACTGCTGATCCACTGGGTTGTACCAATATTTATCAGCAGCCACATAGTCAGGGCAGTCAGTCCAGAAGAGCGGCATATCTGCGTGGAAAGTCTCTTGCGGCTCGACCTGGGCAACACGGTAGCCAGTTTCTCTAGGTTCATTTGTCGCTATAAGTGCTTTCATGTCATCACCATTCAATAATTACAACACCGGCTGCGCCTAATCCATCAGCAGTAGGCCAAGCCCCACCGCCTGACCCACCACCACCATACTGTCTTCCCAGAGACCCTGGACCTTGAGTTGAAGCACCCCCACCCCCAAGTATAGAAGAACCTCCCATACCCATAAGATTTGAAAAACCAAAACCTCCAGGAGACCCAGCAATATTTAAATCTCCATTTGACCCCAAACCACCACTACCTCCGACTGGTGTACCAACACCACTACCTCCAGCAGCACCGCCAGTTGCAGAAATAGTTGTTATAGACTGTGTTCCAGAAGCAACTGACGATGTGTTTCCACTGGAATTAGCCGCCGATGCACCACCTACTGTTACTGAAAGGGTGTTCCCTGGTGTAAGGCCTGATAGCCATTTGATTGCAGCACCCCCACCGCCCCCACCACCACCACCAGCAGTAGTATATGTTGCGTTGTAAAAAGCCCCACCACAACCACCCCCGCCAACGACAGTAACTTTTAACCTAGTTATTCCAGAAGGAATGGTGAATGTTTGTGGTTGTGATGCTTGATGAAAAAATCTTTGAGAGTTAGGGCTAGCAGAATCGATCGTAATTGATCCAGCACCGTTCGTAATGCTGATTGCATTGCCTGCAGTTAGCTTAGCTCTAGCAAGCGTATTACCGGTTGTGTTACCGATAAGCAGATCACCGTTGGTGTAGGAGTTGCTCTGACCTGTACCACCTCTAACTACAGGAAGGGTGTTAACCACGTCCGTTTGATCCAAACGAACCGTGAGGGTGTTGTTCGCTCCGGTGATCGTCTTGTTGGTAAGCGCCACAGTCGCTGATCGCTCGTTTGTTACCGCCGTTGATACTGCTGATGTAGTAAACGCCGTTGTAGCGAGTTGGGTTGTGTTCGTTCCAGCAGTAGCTGTCGGTGCTGCGGGTGTACCAGTGAAGGTCGGGCTGTTTATAGGTGCCTTCTCACTATCGAGCTCAACGATGGCTCCTGAGAGGGTGTTAGCAGCGATCGTACCCGAGGGGGTGAACTCTTGAAGCGCATTGAACGATGCTGCTACCGGACGCAGTTCTAGTCTGTCGTTGGCTAGGAAGCTACGGCCTGTGGTTCCATCTTGTGCACGAACAACCGTCATCGTGTCTGTGACACGGTTGGTGACTTTGATGATCTCCAAGTTGTTGGAGGAGTCAACCAACGTAGCGAAGAAGTAGTCTCCCGCCGCGAGCGTGGGGAACCTAGCCCCCTGTCCGGTCGTAACAGAGATCGAAGTGACCGTACTGTTGATCGAAGCGGCTAGCGTTGCGCTAGCGTTGTTCGTGAACTTAATGCCCATAAATTACTCCGGTTTGGTAGGCCAAACAACATTATGCGGGAAGCCCTCTTGCTCAGGCAAGCGCCGTAAAGCCTCACGGTAGTTGGCCCAAACGGTTCGGTCTACAGGGGCATCCAGGATCTGAGTCCAGTCGGATTCGACCAGTTGGCGGTTGCGATCTGCCCGAACCTGTGCTGCCTTGGATTCCGTCCGTTCTGCAAGCTCTTCCGCGGTCAGATCACGTACTTCGACCGTGTATACCCACCCGTCCTGGATGTAGGGCGTCACGGCCTGGAGAGTCTGCGTGTTCTGGTCGTGGGCCAGGAAGGTGTTGACCTTCATGCAGGAGTTCTCAGCCAGCCACTCGTCCGTAGGACCGCTGTCAGGAAATACGGTGACCGGAAACATCGTCCGGTAAGGCGCGATCCTGGTCGGTGCGCCGTTCTCGATTTGTGCAATCAGCATCTATTGCTCCTTATTTATCCGGGAATGCCTGTGCAGGCGGTGTGAAGTTAAGGGTGTATCTCGCCACGCCCTTGGTTATGCGGAGATCGTCTATGAAGCCGTTGAAGTAGTATCCAGTAATACCAGAACCTGCCGTACTCCTACCGCCACCGATTGCTGGTGTATTACCAGAGTTTATTGCGCTAGAAAAAGTTGCCGATCCATCTTGAGTACCATTAATAAATAATCGTATTGTACTTCCTGATCTTGTTACAGCAACATGAGTCCATGTACTTGTAGAAATAGATCCTGTAGAAGTGACACGGCTACTTGAATAAATCATATCTAATTTAGATGTACCAGATACGCTAAAAGACCAAGCTGATAAAGCGTCGCTAGCTCTTGTATCAATTATTATGTTTGACGTTGATGGGGTTGTTGACAAATAAACCCAACACTCAATTGTAAAATCACCTGTACCAAAATCAAAATTAAGCCTATCGGGTAAAAACAAGTAATCCCCAGTCCCATCAAACTTCATCGAGCCGGTGCCGAACTTCCTGACATTCGTATCGACCTGGGCGTTGCCTACTGTCTCCAGTACGTTCTTGCCAGTCTGGTCGAAGATGCCTGCGTTGGTGAAGTTGAGTAGGGCTGTGCCACCTGTCGGTGGTACGGTAGGTAGTGTAATGGTTTCTGCGGTTCCTACTGTTATTTTTAACCCTGCCATATAACCATTTAACAAACTTGCTAAATTTCTATTTGCACCAATAATAAGTTGTTCCGTTTGGTTAAAATCATAATTTACAG